AAGGTAGAACTCGTGCGCCTTCGTGTGGAAGTTGGAGTCGTTGATAGCGTCCATGATGAGTTCGGTCACATGCTCCACCCACATGAGTATGTTGTGATCTTCCATGAGGCTGAGCGGAGATATCTTCAAGGACAGCCACTTCTGCGAAGGGTTGGTGAGCATGGAGTGAAGGGATGCGGCAAGACGGGCATTGGCACGGGGAGCCGTGGAATCGTAAATCTCCCCCCTGCGCTTTGCCCCCTTGCTCTTGAAATAAACATTGTGCCGTGGAACTATCCTGTTTGAGATCTCGTCCCAATGGGATTCCCACGGTGCACGCAGTTCCTTTATCCTTGTGTGCCTCTCAAGCACCTTTAGCACTATCGGTTCATTCATACACTACTCCCCCAACAGGGTCTTCTTCTTAACCGAAGCGAAACCCAAGTCCTTCCCGGCGGTGAGAATGGTGGATTCGTAACCCTTCCTCTTTGCCGCCTTGCGCTTCGCCGCAGACTCCGCCGCAAGTTCTCCGCCAGCCGTGTCCGGCTTGGCAGGCATCTGGGGTTCGGGCATCTTGGGCGCACTCTGCCCCAGCGCCGCCACCGCACTCCCGGCCCCCGCAAGACCCTGTAACCACATCAATGCTGTTTCAGCCATTAAGCCTCACCACCTTCCGTAGTCTTCCTCCCCGAAGGGGTTGAAGTCACATACCGCCTTTACCTGCAACTCATCCTCCGCAACTGGAGGCACAACGCCGAGGTTCGGATGGAACATGTTAGCCATGCAGTCGAGCATGTCGTCGTGCATGGTGATGCCCGGAGCGTATATCCCGTACTCGTTGTTGATAAAGTCCTGTACCACGTCCACCTCCACGCCCTCCCAGTTCCGGCGCACTACGCTCTCCGGCAGGAGGATACGCCCCTCACGGAACGGGGCAAAGAGCCACGCAATACGTTCAGCCTTCGCAACTGGAATGGACAACTCCTGTATGTTGAAGACGAAGTTGCGCTTTCTCTGGACATACTCAATATGCTCTATGTCGCTCTGCATAGCGTACTTCTCGTACCCCACAAGCAGGGGCCTGTACTTGCGCACGAGGTTGAACAGTTCATCGGTGCGCTCATCGAGGTTCATCTTGTCCTTCACCATGTCGATGACCCTGTAAACCTCGTCACTGCCTAGACCGAAGACGACCATAGCCGTGTAGTCCCGCCCCTTCTTCTTGGATCCGGCAGGGTCAACCACGAGATACAGGTTCAGGTCGGTCAGGTTGTAACGCCCCGTGGCGGGGTCGGGATGCCAATGCTTTATCCAGTCAAGGTTGAAGGATGACTCCATTGCCGCTGATGGGTTCAGGAGTATCTGACAGGCGAATGTCTGCGGCCCCATCGAAGCCCTCTTCTGCTCCAATGTCTCTCTGTTCCAGAAGAGCGGTGTCCCGTCGGGCAAAACCCCCGGACGGTGGCGCAGTATTGCCGAATGCCTGTCTATGATGGTCTTGTATGTATCCTGGAAACTCCACCGTGTGCCGATGTATCTGATTCGCCCACCGGCGGAGGTAAGGTTCAACGAGTCCTCCCACGCCTTGGTGGTCTTGTTTATCATCTCCGCAGTTGTAACGGATTCCCTCGTCACAACGTCGTCATAGACCATGAGGTCGAAGTGCCGTCCCGTAGGCTGGTTGTCCACCAGACCCCACGCCTCTATGGTGGCCTCCTTGGGGTTCCCTTTGCGCTTTACTATGATGTTCTCCTGCGTCCAGACGGGAGCGTCCTTCCTTGGGTTCCTCCACAGCACATCGGGGAAGAGCATCTGCAACAGTTCGTTCCCTTCCAATTCACGCTTAATCTGCCCGAGGAAGTCCATCGCTATCTCACGCTTGTGGGAGAAGATGCCCACGGTCAGTTCGGGATTCTGTAGTATGTTCTGTATGGTGAGTCCGAATGTGATCACGGAACTCTTGTAATGTTCACGGCTCCACAGGTCCAAGTGCCCGTCAGGGTCTGCCTGGACCTCCCTGCACCTGTCGAAGCACCAGTTCTCGTTGAACTCTTCATTTACCGGAACGTCCATGTCGGCACGGTTCAAGACGAAGACCATAAGAAAAAAGAGGTCGTCGAGGCATAACTGCCTCAAGACCTCCACCACTACCCTGCGGTTCTCATGCTCCAACGCCTCGGCTATCGCATCAAGGTAGAACCTGTTAGCCCGCCCCTTCGGTTTCAACCACGTCAGAGGCCCCACGGTACCGCTCCTCCAGTCTGTCCCTTATCGACATTGCGTAAGTCCTGACAAGTTTCACCCTGTCCTGTTCCTCTATCTCGTCCACCTTCGAGGCGACCTTGACCCTGAGGTCAATCAGTTTTGACAGGCTTGAAGCGTCCTTTTCAGTCTTCTCGTTGCGGTTCTGTATCGTGCTTATGGCGGCATCTATGAACTTCAGCGATTTCCTGTTCAGTGATGCCGTGTCGAATTCGGGGATGGAGTCGCCAAGGAGACCCATCGCCCCCAATTCATCCACCATCCGTGCGTCCCACATGTACTTGTCCGACCATCTCTTTATCGACACATATGTCGGGGTCTTCCCCATGGAATGGAACACCCTGTTGATGTTCCTCTCCGGCCCCATGTCCCTGTAGCACTCGTAGTAGGGAATCACGTTCTCTGGCATGTCGGGGAACTTCTTCTTCATGAGAGCCCCTTTCTCAACGCCATGTCCGCCACGGCGAGATCGAACTCGTCGTCTATGTCAACGCCCCTCCATGAGACCACGTAGGGAACCCACGGCTGTACGAAGGCGACCCCTCCGGCTTCCATGAAATCCGCCACCCTGTTGACATACACGCTCCCCGTCTGCTTGTAGAACTTCGGCAAAGACTGCCTTGGAGCGTTGAGATATTCCTCCCCGAAGTATGGCGTTATCCCGAATCCAGGCATCTCTATGAGGCTCTTCATGGGATGCTCGTCATGGATGGAGATGGTGCTACACGAGGCGGCATCCTTGTTGATGCACGTCGCAAGGCATCCGTCTATCTCCGACACCCTTCTCATGGGACACGTAGGCTGTAGTATCACCACGTAGTCATAGGCGAAGTCGAAGACGGAGAGCGCATGGAGAGCGACCTGCTCTATCTTCGCATCGTCCGTGGCGTACTCCTCCGGTCTCTCAACCACGGAGCACCCAATCCCACGGGCAACCCCCGCAATGGACGAGTCCTCGGTAGAGACCACTATGTCGTCCACGAACCTTGATTCCCTCGCCACCTTCACAGACCAGCCGAGAAGCGGAACCCCGGCGACCATGCGGATGTTCTTATGCTTCAGCCCCTTGCTTCCACCACGGGCAGGTATTACCGCCAGCACCTTCTGTCCCTCTATCAACGGCTAGTCCTCCCTTCCAACCTGCTGACTGCTGTTCACCACATTGGCGTTACATACTTCCCCACGTACCATGATTCCTCTGTCTCCCCGGCATCCCACAGAACACCGGGGAGTATAGTTGCGACTGTTTTGCCAGGCGGGGACAGTCGCCACCCTTTATTCGACTGTTGTGCCGGCGGGGACAGTCGCCACCCCCTATTACATGACTAATGCCGCCCAGACTTACGCTCTAACCATTCCTCCCGCTGTCGAAGGGCCTTCTTGATCGCCGGATACTCGTACAACGCCTGTTCGGTCGCACGGAAATAAGCGCGGGGAATCATGCGATCACCCCCGCAAACAGGGACGGCGTAGTTTCTGCAACCCGCCTTCGCGCGATTTCGCAATACTCATCGGATATATCTATCCCGATAAAGTGACGCCCCGTTTTCACACAGGCAACCGCTGTCGTGCCGGAGCCGAGAAAGGGGTCTAGGACAATATCGCCGGGGTTGCTCCAGGAAATGATGTGGTCTTGGGCTAAAGCCTCAGGAAATTGTGCGGGATGGAACCGGTTCTTGGATGATGTCTCTGGCGCCATGTGCCACACATTGTGCCGTTGCCCGAAACGTGCTACCTGTTTAACCCCTCTCCCTGAAATCGGACGCATCGAACCATCCTTTTGCCGAATAGACCCGTTCATAATTTCCCCATAATGTTTGTTGGGTTTGTCTTTTATCGGGTTGAATGTTTTGGGAGTCCCCTTGGATAACACGAACATATACTCGAATACCGGGGCATATCGTGACACTAAACTCCCAGTGGCGGTGAATGATGTCTTCTCCCATATCATCGTGTCGTGGAGGTTGAACCCGCAGACATCCCTGAAGTAAAGGGCTTGCCTGAACGAGGTCCCCGTTTCGCTCCCGTTCACCGTGGCGTCGTTCACAACCCAAACGACTACCCCGCCGTCTTTCGTGATGCGGTACAACTCATCGGCAATCCCCTCGAAATCAAACACATACCCGTTGTATGTCCGAAGGTTGTCATATGGTGGGGATGTGACCGTTAAATCCACGCACCCGTCCGGCATACCCCGCATGACTTCGAGGCAATCACCGCAGATGATCTTGCCGTTCATCCGCTACGCAGCCCCACGGCTCTCACCTGTCGCCCCCTATTTGCTGATGGTCTTCATCCACTTGGCATGCAGTTCATCATCTGACCCGCACCATTCACGCTGCCAAAAGGCAAAGTCATCAAATGATGTATACCCACAGCATTCCGAGTAGTCAGACACAATAGACCTGTAATGCCCACCATCCGGTATAGGCTCCATACTTCCCTTGAGTTTCGCCCGGAGCCTCTTGTTCAACCCCCTGTCACGCCACCAGAATATCGGGTTCTTTTTGAAACTCCGAGACATAGAATCACCTCACCACATCGGCTCGACATATTTCCCCACGTACCACGGCTCTTCTTCCCGCTTCGGTTGCCATCCGTCGAACTGACAAGTATTGCTTGACTGTTCCACCCCTTCGGAATCTCCCAACTGTTCCTCCATCAACTCAAGCCCCGCAACCACGGGGTCAACACAATCCATTCACTTCCCCATTACTCTTTTGCCTTCCTCCCCGGCTTTTTCTTAACCTTCCCCGCAACCTTCTCATAGCCTATCAGCCATTCCCCGTAAAGGTCACTCTCCTCACGTATAGGACATTCCTCCGGCTTTATACCAAGACCCCCATCTACCTCCCCAAGACACCTAACGTAGTAACCACGCACCTCTTCAGGCAAAATTGATTCCCTCCATTCACCACCAATGTATAACTCTGTGATTTTTCATTGTGACAGGTGTGTGTGTATTCCACCACCACCGACCATCCCAATGGGGGAGGGTACCCCCCTGGCTAGAAACACATAGCTCCATCGGTGGTAGAAGTAAACTAACCCCTACCAACACTGAACCAACAGCTCTCAACACAGTGTAACTTAAAACCTCTTATAAGACAGCGGGGTATTAGGGGTGAACTAAAGCGGGGTTGGTGGTACAGGAATGGTGGTAACTGGTACTAATGTTAGGTGAGGCTAACAATGTTAGTAGTGTGTGAACGTTTATTACTCCCACCACAATCACCTACTTGTACTAATCACTCTTAAAGCCTTGGTATGACTGGTTTTGTATCAATTGGTAGTCTATCAATACCCCTGGTATGTCTTGGCTTGTATTATATCGCCGGTGATACCAGGTAATATATAATCACCAGCCCCCACCCCCGGCCTTATACGGTGATTGCTCCCTGACCTGCCCTTATTACCCTTAATCCGCATGGTATAAACACTCCAGCCGGTATCAACTACATGCCCTGCAAGCCGTCTACAGTGGCGTTTTATCGCTCTTAACCTGCCCAGGTGTAGATCCAAGCCGGTAAAGCGCAATAAAAAAGCCCCGGAAGGGTTTAGCCTCACGGGGCTGAATCGGTCTCAAGACGCACTTGTGCCATCGTAAGCAAGTATACCACGGAAAGGGTAATATTTGGTCGACTTCGTTACAGTGGGGCAAAAGATGAGTCTTAAGTCCTATTGCAGGCTCTAATATCGGTG